GGGGCCCGTCTTCGCCAGAGACTCGGGTGTCGCGACCTCGCCGTCTAGCTCCAGCCCTTCTACGGCCCGTAGACCCCACCTTACAAATAGTCTGTCTATTTCTCCCTGCAGAAGCGCTGCATCCATCCGTTCTTCCGCGTCTTGCCCGCTCGCCAGAAACTCTTTGCGCCGCGCTAGCTCCCGCACCTCGCGCATGAGTTCCATGCGCCGCCCGAACGATATCCGAACCACTCGAAAACGCACTCCGGCGGCGATTTGCGATTCCACTATTCGCTCGCTTTCGTATGTCATGGCTTACGCAAATGCCACCGCGATTTCGTTGTCCACCGTGCCCTGTGCCCGCGATGGCTGAAAGCTCCATTGCAGACGGTTCTTAGAATCGTCGAATTGCGGGACCACCGGTACCACGCCACTCAAGTAAACTCCCATCATCTGCCCTTGAGTGTCTCCCAACTGGAACATGACGCTGATCGGCGATTGCTGTCGTGCCGCTGTATACAGCGCTTGAGTCGCGTTGTCGTCCTGGCTGTACAGCGAAAGCGTCGCGGCCACCTTTCGTTGGCCCGGCGCAATCGCCTGGGGCACGCTCGACCCGAACTCGTTCATACGCGCATCCAAATCGTTGCTCAAACCGATAGACGCAGCCGTCACCGTGAAGAACTGGCTGGGCGCCGGGCCCAGCCAGGCTTGCCCCAGGTTCCCCGGTACGATAGAATAATCAAAAGCCGCCACTGCAGGTTCTAGGGGATAGCTCTCCAACTCGTAGTTGCCCGCCGCGAAACTCGCGTTGTCCTGCACGTCCTGTGCGATTCCTTTGAAACTGAATTCGTGAAAGTCGCCATTGACGTCAATCGCCATCTGGTCCACCGCGGCCCCCGCCAGAAAACGCTGCGTCGCGGTGGCCGGGCTCCAATAATCGTACAGCGTCACGCTTGGCAATTCCGTTGCCGGCTGGTAAGTGATGGTTGTCGACAAGGCAGCCCCGGGCTGCAACCCGTCGGTAAATGGGGCGCTGACCTGTACCGTGTTCAGGTCCGTCACCGCAGTTACAAACCGAATTTCCATCGCTGTAGCTACCGCCTGGCCCACGCTCAAACCGTGCGGCGCCGAAAACGCCAGCGTCGTGCCCGACACCGAGCTTACGACGCCAGGTGTCGCCGATACCGGCGAGGCTCCCAACGCCGCCTGAAACAGCGGTCCGTAGGACGGGCTTCCGTTCGTACTGACCCAGTTTGTCAGATAGGTTTTCAAAGCGAAGCTCGTCTGTTTTTGTCCTCCAACGGGTAAACCTGTAAAAGTGCGGCTCCCCGTCTTGTCTTTGCGCTCGGTGACCGCTAGTTTATGGCTTACCGTCAGTTTTACCGCCGGAATCCGGTTGCTGGCCGAAATCGTCGCCAAGCTCCCATATCCGCTTTCTAGCGCCGTGTAGAAACGGTTTGCATTGGAAGAAATGTATGACATGCTAGTTGATGCTCACTCCAATCTCGAAAATTACTTTTGCCGACTGCACGAAATTCTTGCCCCCATGTTTCACCGCGCTGAAGGCCACCTGATACCCACCCCCGTAATACATGCCGTCGCCCCAATCCCCTCGGCTGAAGTCCAGCACTTGCATCATCGCGTCCGCGTAGCAGCCCAGTGCCGCCTCCAATCCGTCGATGCGGTCCTGAGAATGTCGAATCTCTATTGCCATCTGCGCCTTTCCCGAAAACGTCCGGAACTTCTCTTCCAGCAGGTTGCTTACCTTCTCGCAGTAGACCTGCAGCAAAGGATAATGTTGAGCCTGGCTCCGGTCGCTGATCTCTATTGAGACGTTCTGTGCGCTCACCTGCTGCGTGCTAATAAGTTCCACCGGCAATGGCCCCGGCATGCTCGCCGATTGTAAGGTGGCATTCATCCCTGAGTCCGACGTAATGAGCTGCATCACCTTACTTGTAGTCGTGCCCGCTACACTCCCTGTCATTAGCCTCTCTCCAATACTCGCGGCGTCGGCTTGATGTAGTTCGGCTCCTGTCCCCGGCTCGGCCTCGTCCCTACGGTCAGAAGGAAGTCCGGTTGAATCCATGCCGCGTTTAGATCGATCGGCGTTCCGTTTTGCCGAATCACACTTCCCGGTGAAGTTCCAAGGTAGACCTGCCAGCCCGTAGCACATCCCGGTGCGCGAGACGGCTGCACCATCAGGCTCGTGCCCGTCACAGTGAATGTAGTCGGTGCCGTCCCGGCGCTTTCCTCCGCCGCCCCGTTTACCCATCCAGTCGAGACGTAGTAAGTACCGCTTTCGAGGTTTCCCGGCGCGTTCGTGACGGTTGGCGGTTCACCTTTTCTCAGAGGCAGTGACACCAATCCTATCCCCGCGTGAATCAGCTTGTCGCTCGCCCACCACGCAAGTTGGTGAAACTGCGCCTGCTTTTCGGCGTATCGGTCGTTTAATTGGCTGTAGTAGGCATCCGCGTATACAAGTTCAATTGTCCGATAGACGTGCCACAGACGCAACGGGCGAGTTACCACAATGTGCTCCAAACTTGGTGTCGCCTCTGACCATAGGGACCCTCCCGAGTAGCTGACACGGCGCAGAAGCACCTCCAGCTCAATTTCGAGTTCTTCGTGGGCGACGCGCGCTTTCCCGGACACATCAATGCCTTCGAGGCTTGCCACGGACAGCAGTTGAGAATCCTGTGCCAAAAGTTCCTCGAGTCCGTCGGCTGGTCCATCTACGAATAGCGCCATGCTCGTCTACCCTTTGTTGGACTTTTGCCCGCCGCGGAGCCGGTCCAGCTCCGACGCGCTCACGATTGTGACTTGTATCTTGCGGGCGGCCTCCGCCTCGTCTGCGAAGCGCTTGGCCTCCGCTTGAGCTTGCCGAAAAGTTCGTGCTTCTTCTGCCGTCGCTAGGCGCGCCGCGCCATCCACGATCATCTTTGCCGCGATTCCAACTGGAACCTCAGTGAGCGTTCCTTCCTTTCCGCCGTCCGGCGTTTCGCGGCTCACGATCACCGGGCACGGATCCGTGATCTTGGCCTGCGCGTCTCGGATTTTTTGGTAATAGAGTCTTAGATCCATTTGTCTCCTCGATGAAAATAGCAGGGGCGGGTTCTTCAACCCGCCCCTGCTTTTGTTTGCACTGCTATGGCCCTGGTTTCGGACTCCTACGTGTTGACCTGCACGCCCGCGGCGTTCCGCAGCACTCCGCACCCGTACAGTACGTCCACGGTGAATTGTTGCGCCAGGGTGTTCGGCTGGTAGCTCATCACCACCCGCATGCCGAAGTTTCCCAGTTCCGCGTACTCTGCGATCGCGCCCGTTCCCGGCAAAGGTTGCGGCAGACGTCGAATCACGAGTCCAATGGCGTCCCGCGTAAACGCCAGGTTGTGCGTGTTTGTTGGAATCGTGCCGGTCTGTTGCACATACTGTGAGCGAAACACATAGAAATCTTTGTATTTGCCGATCGTGCCGTCGACCAACGCTGTCAGACCGGCCGCTCCGGCTGTCTGAAATTCTTCAAAGAGCGGAATCTGCCGCCATGCCGAATACGCGGCAGCGTTCACCACAATGAACTTTTGCGCCGACGGCGGCACCTTGGCCAAAAACAAGGCCGTTTCCGCCGCGTCCACCGTCGCTTCCGTCAGTGCCGTCCCCGGCGTTCCCACCGGAGTATTCGTCGTGAAACCAGCGTATAGGCCCAGCAGATTTGTTTCGATGCTCTCTGCAATCGCCGCCACCGCCGGCTGCATGTAAATCTTCAGCAGGTCCGGCACTGCCAGCACTTTGGTTACGTCGGGAATTTGAAAAGTCGCCTCTACGTGCGTATTCAGCACGATTTGCGCATTCCCCAAGCTCGGGTTCTGCGGAGTTACGGTCCCGCCGGCGGCGATGTTATTCGCCACCATCGTCGGTGGAATCGGTATGTTCACCGTATCGCCGGCGTTCGCCAGCACCGGCTCATAGTCCCGGTTCACCAGGTTTCCCATCACCAGGTTTCCTACCAGTACCGGCAAAGCGTCCGCCGCCACCAGTTTTACTATCGCGTTTGCGACGTTCGTCGAAGTAATAGATCCCATTCTGTATCCTTAAGTTATGTGAGTTGTTCGTGTCGGGAACCTGAGCCGTCCGCTGCCTCACGGCCTAAAAGGCGGTTCGTCTTTCCCGGCCTCGTCTGCCTTAGTCGGCAGGACCGTCTGGTCTGGCCCTACTGACCGTCAGGCCCCTTTTAATGCCTGCGTAGCCACGCGTACGATCTCTTCTCGGACGCGCTGCATTTCCTCGGGTCGCATCCCCGGCCGAATTCGGTCGGTCCGGATGTCATTTGCCGAGGAGACTGCCGCCTTCTGGGTCGCTGTCATTCCCGTTCCCCCGGCGATGCGTGCGGGCAAAAACTCAGGGTTGTCGTTTACAAATGTCGCCAGATACTCCCGCACTGGAACGTCCCCGGCCTCGGTTCGTCCCACAAATCGCCCGTCGCCGGTCCGAACGATCTCGTCCTGAACCGCCTTGAATGCCAGATCGACCTTACTTACACCCAAGCGCTGTAACTCGCTCCGTACTGCTGAGCCTCGTTCCGCTTCTTCTGCCACCTTCTGGCTTCTACGGTTCTCCTCTACTAGCTCGTTTACCCTCCTTTCCAATTGTTCCCGGCGCCTCCGCTCCTCTTGCAATTCCGCCTTATAAGCCGGTTCGCTCTTCGCATGTTCCGTTTTGGTAAATTCGTCGATCGCTTGCCGCACGATCGCTTGAACGTCGGTCTCTTCCATGAACGTTTCTCAACTCCTGGTTAGCTTTCTGTCTTGGTCCCGCTGTCGATCTCCTGCGCAACCCGGTTGCGCACCTCCTGCCTCGCGTCGGCCAGGTACTGAAATGCCAGGCGCTTGAACACCTGCTGCCGTAGGGTGTCCGATGGTACCCCTAGCGCGAGCAACTTCGCTCCGTTTTCGAGCGACGTCCCGAAATCGTCGATATCGAACTCATCCATCCCCGCCACGTCCGGCATCACGCCGTCCTGCCGGGCGGCCGCCACCGCCCCCAGCACCTGTTTGATGCTCTGCCGTACCATCGCCCCGTAAGCCCCTAGCACCTCGTCCGTCGTGGCAAAGTCCAGTTGCTTGCTCAGGCCGGACTGTTGGGTGTTTCCGCTCGTCGCCTGGCTCATAAGGTAACAAACACGGTAGATTTCGTCCTTCAACTGGGTCAGGTTGTCCGCTGCAATTTGGTAAACCTTCCCCTCGGGTTCGGTCCAGCCGAATCGGTCTCCCTGCCCAAGCTGGATGTAATAGGATTCGCCCACCATATCCGCCCACGGCCGGTCTGAGTACACCACCGGCATCGCAAACAGCCCCATCGTTA